GGAATCACTACTTTCAAACTCTGTTGCAACTATAACGTTAGCTGTTTTTGGTGTTAATGTATCTGATGAAGTAGCTAGTACAAATTGTGTTTGATCTGAAAACAAAATTAACTGTTCACCCATAGTTACTGCATTTTTTAATATTGCAACTTTTGTATGAGAAGCAGCTACGTCAATAGGATCTGAATCTACAACAGTTAAAACTGTTTCTGGAAAAAAGTTGAAAAACTCACTTACTCTTGATAAAACAACATTGTCATCTGCAAGAAAACCTAATCTATTTCTAAAGAAAAATACATTATTTATATTTGTACCTATAAAAGAAGAGTTAGGTGCTGACTCTAAATCACCTACAGTTCTTTCACCCCATTTAGGTAATGTAAATGTATTACCAGAAATTGTATAACTATCACCATCTACTCTTGCAAATCTAAAATTACCATCTGCCTGACGTATTAAAACGTGTGGCATAGTGTCATAGTTATATTTAAAAGTTATGCCAGCTTCTACTGTTTCTTCCCATTGACCTTCTTCTAATGCACCACCGTTATTCGTAACAAATTTGACGTAATAATTATCAAAATTAGTTGATTCATCACCTTTAACTTCTACTACCATGCCATTTGGCGATACTGTAGGTAAATCTGTAAATCTTTGTACTGAGTTTTTAACTACCGTAAGATGTGAATTACCTTGTGTATCAGTACCATCTATAGAAAAATTACTGCCATCATTTTTCTTGATATGTAATACAGCACCGTTTTGTGCAATAGTAAATCCTGATAATCCTGATAATCCGTTTTTTAGTGCTGTAGCGACTGTTGTTGTACTTAATGTACTATCGCTTGACGTATCTTTTGTTGCTGTAGTGCCATCTACTGTCAAAGTATATGTAGTCTTATCTGAGACTTGATTTACAAATACAACAGCTTGCGTGATGTTGCCAGGAGACAAAGTAGTGTCCATAGCTGCTGTAACGCTAGTATTTACAACAAATGTAAAATCAGCAATAGTAACTGTTTTTATCTGATCTCTAGGGTTAGATGTATTTAAATATGTCGTACCATCAGGTTTATTAACAGTAAGTTCTGTACCATCAAGCTCGTAAACTTTGACATTACCATTGCTAAATATTGCTATATATCTTTCTGTTGTATCTCTATTTATAGTTTGTATATGTACATTACCTAACGTAGATGAACTAATAGCAGTAACAAACTGAGAACCACTACGTTTTGTTAATCCTTGTACTGGACTACTGTTTGCATTGTCTTGTAAATCTGCATGGTCAGCTTGTTTTGTCGCATCCGCAGCTTGTGATATACCTCTTAATAAAGTAGGTATAGCTCTAGATACAAGTCCCATAGTTACCTAATTAATGCTTTATGTGGCATAAATGTATTAAATCTACCTGATATTGCTGGATCTCCTGTAAGAACATTATGATCTGCAATACTAGCATCAGAATCTAATAATACTGCTCTTGCTCTTACTTCGTCTTGTTGTGTATATCCACGTAATCCATCATCACCTAAAACTCTATCTATAAAAACTCTTGCAGCTTTTAAATTTATATATCTTCTTGCTGGTTCTGGTAGTTCATCAAACGCTAAAAAATATACTATTTCAGCTTTTAGATCTTCTGTAAAAGAAAATGTATGATTTTTTCTATCGTATAATTTTAAACCTCTTTGTACAGGATCTATATCAGGATGATTTGCAACACTTACATCTACACGTAAAACATTTGTAGGTAAGGCAACACTATTACCTGCATCCCTAGTAAGAACTACGTCATACTCATAATTAAATGACCAACCTTCACTTTGTATTTCTTTACTAGCTTCATTAAGAAAACTTTGTGCCTGTCTTGCATCAACTGGTAACGTGCCTGTAAGAGAGTTTATAGGTGCTTCTCCTACCGCACTTAACATTACGTTAATCGCTTCTAATTCTGTGGTAGCTGCTACTGTCATCTTTTCTTAGCAGTCTTAGCTGCTCTTCTAAAGTTAGCTGCTGTAGGTGCGCCTTTAGATCCTGGTTTTCTCATCTTTTCACCAGAGCCATCTTTAATACGCTTTCTTTTTGCATGGATGTTTGCGTATAGACCAAGTTTCTTTTTAGGCATGGCTACATTTTTTTAACTTTTTTTTTAGTTGTTTTTTTGGTAGTTTTCTTAGCTTTTGGCCTACCAACCTTAGAACCATAAGTTCCCTTGCCCATTGGTGACATAAAAAAAAGGGTATCTAATAATAAGATACCCCATTTTTGTAAATTAGGAAGCAGATAATTTAATTGTTGCTGCTGCTTCTGGTCTTAGGATTCCATGACCAAGAGCATACTTAGCAACCATTAATGTACCTTGATACATTAAGTTGTAGTCTGATCCTGAGATCTCAGTTGTCATATCCATTAATTTAACTGTACCAACAGCAGATTTATGGAATACAAGTCCAATAGTTTTACTATCGTCACCTGAGTATGTGTTGTTTGCACCTGATGGGTTAGAACCTACGTTACTCTGAGGTACGTTATTAGACATCATTACAGGCATACCAGCAATTTGCTGAACTCTACCTGATGCAAATGAACCGTTACCGCCTGGATTGAAGTCAACATCTATTGTTCTTGTTGCTGACTCTGCAAGTTTGTAATACTCAGCAGGTGGTAAAACTACAAATCTATCTGTAGTAGGAATGTCTCTTTCATCAAATGTCTGAGCAATATCGTAGATAGCTGCTGCTAACTCGTCACCAGTAACGTTTGCTGACGCAGTATTACCAGAAGCAAGAGTTAAAACAACACCTCCATTACCACCACTAAGAGTAGTAGAAGCTCTAGAAGCATTTGCAATTACCTTTGCTACGTTCTGATCGTATGTTCTGGCTAAAGCCTTTCCTAATTCAGAACTATAGGTTTGCCTAACGTCATAGTGGTTCTTAAGACTGTCTATGTCCGCTACAAAAGCCTGTGATATCAATAGATCATCTATGTTGATGATCTTTTCGTTGGCTTTAATTTGGTTAGCACCTACTAAAGGTGTTCCAACTGTATGATACGCTGCTGTAGCTGTACCTAATACAGGGAATTGTGCTGATTTTCCACTCGCAATAGAACGAACGGTGTGCATTGATTCGTTGAAAATATTATTCTCAGCGAATGAAGTTAGGATCTCACCTGAAAACGTTTTAAGAAACAGAGCATCAAAATCTGTTCCAGTATTGTTTACAAGACCGAGTCTTGATACTGTGGCGTTAGCCATTTTTTTAGTAATAATAAAGGTTTACAGACTTCTTATCCATGACGTAAAAGTGTTATCAGACGTATCTGGCACTTTTAACTTACAAATCAACCCTGCTAAAGGTCAAAATGGAAGTGAAGTTAGTTGAATTATAACAAAAACTTATATAAGGTAAAGTAAATCGTTATTTTAGTTATGCGTCTTTCTAAAAATCAAAAAACAAAACTAGACAAAAACAAAGATGGTAAAATATCTGCAAAAGATTTTGCGTTGCTAAGAAGCAAGAAAAAGAAAACTACAAAACGTAAAACACTATAATGGATATACCTGAGATTAATCTACCTGATACGGATTATATCTTAGTACCACCTAGAACAATTTTTTATCCACCTGTGGCAGAGATTCCATATCTAGATCCAGTTCTTTTACCGAGTCTGGAACAAGTTGAGTCGGGTCTGGGAGATCAGGAATCTTCTGCTGAAGAAGATAAAGCATCTTCAACGGAGGAAGCGTTAAAACTAACACCAGAGACAATACCGACAAACCTGCCAGCCACCAAAGAAACTTTATCAACTGAAGAAACTATAGCTACTTTTAATATACCTTTTTATGGTGAAATGCCTATACCTGCACCAGAAGTCATAGCTTCTAGTGTAATCGCTGCTGGTACTGCTTCTGTTGTATCTGTAGCTGGTGGTATTGCTATGCAAAGCGTATTAGCTTTTATCAAGAAAACATTTAAGAAAATCTTTACTAAAGT